CTCTGTTTCGGGGTACGTCATGCTTTTCGCCTCGGGTTAGGTTGCTGGTGTCAGCAACAGGACCCGAGGGGGACCGAGACGGATGGACAGGACGTGGCGACCGATAGGTGACCTGGCAGTCGAACTGGTCGCGCGTCTGGAACGAGATAGGGCTGCAGGTGCCGCTAATGGTGTGGCGGGCAGTCAGCCCGCGCTTGCCGGTGGAGAAGATGACACCAGCGGCGCGATAGGTGGCCGGAAGGATGGATTGCCGGGGAACGACGATGATCGCGACTGTCCCGAGCCCGGTTTGACGCCCGAGGGCGCATCCATCCATGCGACTCCGCCCGCCGGCCAACAGGCTGTTGTAAGTCTCGGGGGTCGCAAGGAAACTGAAAAGAGCCGGACGCCGAATAAGCGCCCGGCCAAGTCTATCCAGGGAGGAAACGTCAAGGCTCTGGGAAGGGCCTCGACCCGGCAGCGGACGAAACTGCCCGCTGCTAGCGGCAAGCCCATGCTTGTCGCCCTGCCCGGCGGCAGGGACGGGTGCGCACATACCCCACGGGTTACCCCGATCGGTGCGCGTCCGTCTCTGCGGCTGGTGTGGGATGGAGCGCATCAGGCGCGCTCCCTCGCCGGTACGTCGCGGCGATAATGGGACGCGGACGCCTGCGGGGCAGCGGCATCCGCGACGGCAGGGTCATCCTGCGCGTCTGTGATGGGGGCGCTCGCCTCTCGCGTATGCGCGGGACGCGCGCCTGTGAGGCTGGCGACGTACAGGTCAACGAGCGCGTCGTGCTCCTGCTGGTCGGCCTCGTTGATGTTGCGAACGCGGCGGAAGCTTTCGCGCAAAGCCTTCGGCGTGAAGCCGTTGCCCTTGAGTTCGATGAACAGTTCCTTGAGGTCTTGGCTGATCGCCTGCTTCTCCTCTTCGAGGCGAAGCCAGCGGTTGTAGCCGGAGCGCAGCAGGTCGTCGGCAATGGTGTCGTTCATGCTGCTTCTCCGAAGAAGCTGGCAGCCGTGACCGGCAGACCATTGGCCTTGGCATGAGCGAGCAGCTTTGCAGCGTCCGCTTGCGGGATGAACCCGCCCGTACCGCCCCGCTCCTTGGGGTAGGTCCAGCGGTAGACGCGCGAAATGTGTTTGCCAGTGATCGACGCGACGGCATCGAAGCCGCCGAAGGCAAGGATCACGTCATGGGCCGGGTTGAGCTTGCCAAGTTGCATGCCCGTATCTTTGCGATATTCGCGACCTTCCGTCAAGGCAAAATCGCGAACTTCGCGATAGACAGTCGCGAGCGCTTCGCGATGATCGCGCTATGAAGGAAAAGGACGCCCAACGCGAGTGGCTACGGGACCGGCTGGCCAATGCGCCGCGCGGCACCAGGGCGAAGCTGGCAAAGTTTCTCGGCTTCGACCGGCCCGACGCCATCACGCGCATGCTCAATACCGATCCGGGCAAAGAGAGCCGCGAGATCAAGGCGCACGAGTTTGCGCGGATGCAGGCGTTCTTTGCTGACGAGGCTATCCGTCCCCCGGCTGACGCGGATCAGGCCAGACGCGAGCATCTGCTGGCGATGTACGATCAACTCCCGCCTGACGCTCAGGCTCTGGCGTTGACCGTACTCGCCGCCCTAGCTCACCCAAAGCAGCAATAGCCTCATCTAGCCGTTCTGGCGCCACCGCATAGACGAGCGCGCGAAACGCTTCGCGCCTGTTCTCTATGCCCTTCGTACCATCGTCCATTCCCCCACCTCGACAAACGCTCGTTCCCGTTTCGTTCGCTTATGGGTTGTGCTCTCTACAGCGCCGAACCGTCAACAGCTAGTCCGCGTAAATACTGATACCGGGTGTCCGGTTTGAGCAAGCACCAAACTCGCGCGCATTTGAGGCAATGCACAGTCTTGCGCATGGGTCCTCGCGACTATCGCGATTTTCTCGATTTCCCCCCTTGACTGTCTTTGCGAATATCGCGAAGATGCTCCCCATTAACAGCCACCCGGCAGATGGAGAGACGAAGATGGACGCCAGAGAAACCCGCCACACCGACTGGATCGTCAACGGCGACCTCACCTATCGCATCTGGCAGGAGTTCGACGGGGTGCGCTGGTTCCAGCGTCATGAGTGGAAGAACGCAGACGGCTCGACCCGCATGGACGACTGGATCCGGGGCGCGGCTGGCTGGTGCCCCGGGTCCGAGGAAGTCGGCCTCTCGCACATCACGATGGAAGGCAACGCCGTCGAGGCGAAGTTGCAGCGCGCCATGAAGCTGATGCGCACCGCCTAGAGCCTCCCGCCCTGCCCGCAGCGATGTGGGCAGCACAGGAGACTTTAACAACCACCCGGCAGATGGAGAGACGAAGATGGAACTGATCGAACGCATTGGCCGGATCGAAATCTGGGCCGTCGATGGCGAGTTCTACGTTTACGGCGTCACGCAGTCCGGTGACCCCCGCGTTTGCCCGTCGCTGGGCATGGCCCGAGAAATCGCGGCGGCGGCGTTCTGATGAAGCCCCGCGCGCTCGATCTGTTCTGCTGCGCCGGTGGCGCGACGAAGGGGCTGCAACGCGCCGGCTATCATGTGGTCGGTGTCGATAGGAATGCGCAACCGCGCTACTGCGGCGATAAGTTCTACCAAGCCGACGCACTGACTTTCCCGCTCGATGGCTTCGACTTCATCTGGGCGTCCCCTCCATGCCAAGGCTACACCGAGTTGCGGCACGCGCCGGGCACCAAGGGCGCGCCTCAGCTTATCGATCAGGTTCGCGAGCGGATGCCGGACGGCATCCCGTGGGTAATCGAGAACGTCGAGGACGCGTATTGGGCCATGCCCGGTGCCGTTACCCTCTGCGGTTCAATGTTTGGCCTTGGCGCGCAGGGCTGCCGCACCCAGCGGCACCGGCTGTTCCTCAGCAACTTCCCGCTCAATGCGCCAGCTTGCCAGCACGACGCCCGCCCAGTGATTGGCGTCTATGGCGGCCACGCTAGGAAGCGCTCCAAGCTGGCAGGCGGGCGCGGGACTAGAGACGTTTGGGATGGGGGCCACAAGGCGGCTGCATCCGAAGCCCTCGGCATCGATTGGATGACGCTTGCGGAAATGAGCGAAGCCATCCCGCCCGCCTATTCCGAATTCATTGGCCGCGCTGCAATCGCTCATATCCAGAGCGAACGTGCCGCCGCCTAACCCCACCCACGCGGGAGAATGAAGATGGCCACCACCTACCTGATCTTCGAGAACGGCGACGTGATCGACACGCGCGACACCAAGACGCGGGTCTACAGCCTGATCCCGTACCTCAACGATAGCGCGATCATCGCTGCCCTCGATACCGCCGAAATGACGCGCGATGGGTCCACCCCGGCCCGCGACGTGACAGAGGATATCGTCACCGAGTGGTGGGCCTACGAAGGCGACACAGTGACGTGGGAGACGATCGCCAGCGGCAAGAGTGCCCCGGCTCTGGCCCGCCGCTATTTCCCAGACGAATGCGCGGCCTATGAGGCCAAGGTCGAGGCCGCGTGATGGGCACGAGTAAGCACACGCCGGGGCCGTGGGTCGCCGAGAAGGCCGACCAGTTCGGTGACCACAACATCATCCTCGGCAACGCTGTCGAGGTTGGGGATTACCGCGCCGTCGCCGCTGTGGTGTCGAACATGCGCAACCCCGAAGAAGTGGAAGCAACCGCCCGCCTTATCGCCGCCTCCCCTGATGTGGTTCGCAGTGGGCGGCAGTTGCTTGATGCGCTGGAAAACCGCGCCGCGCTGCCGGCGTATCTCAAGAGCGCAATGGCCGAGTTCCGCGCTGCCATCGCCAAAGCCGAGGGCCGCTCCGACGCCCTCCTCGCAGCCCGTACCAAGGGAGAGGACAATGAGTGAGACGAAGATTGTGCCGATGACCACCGATCTCATTGAACGGCTTCGCGAAGCGTACAAGTTGGTGCGTGGCCTCGCTGGGCAGTTGATTGTCAGGGAATTGCCGGATGGCAACTGGTTGCCAGCCGCACAAGCCATAGATCATGCCATTCGCACGCTCACCTCCCACGAAGCAAGGATAGCGGAACTGGAGACCCTTGTCGGGCGCTTGTCCACGCAGCTTGAGGCCGCTCGCTACGAGGCCCGCGCCGCCATCGCCAAAGCCGAGGGCAAGTGATGCCCTCCCCCAAGTCCACCATCCGCAACGGCCAATGGGTCGTGGTCCAGATGATCCTCATTCGCGACGGCAAGGGCTGGCACGAAATCGAAGTGAAGGAGACGAGGAAATGAACGAGCGATCCGCCTTTGCCAGTCTTGCCCGCACCCTCAATCGCCTCGGCGTCCGCTACGCGCAATGGGCGAAGGAAGCCGAGTCCGCAGGCAAGCGCGACGACTATCGGAAGTACCTCGATGCCGCCGCCGCGAAGTTCTCCGACGCCCGCTGGTACCTGGGCGCCGCCCGCCGCCGCTGAAACCCCGAAAGGAACAACGCCATGTCTCTCAAGATCACCCGAGCCGCCGATCCCATCACCGTGGAACGGCTCAATATGGTCATCTATGGCCCGCCCGGCATCGGTAAGTCGTCGCTAGCCTTCACCGCCGACGATCCGCTGCTGCTCGATTTCGACAACGGTTCTCACCGCGCCGCCAACCGCAAGGATGTGGTTCGCGTCTCGGACTGGTCGGACGTGGCCGGCATCACTGCCGACGATCTGGCCCCGTTCAAGACGGTCATCGTCGACACGGCGGGCCGGGCTCTTGACGCGCTCACCGCCGATATCATCCGCACCAACCCCAAGCACGGCCGGGGCGGCGCCCTCACCCTGCAAGGCTACGGCGAGCTCAAGAGCCGGTTCGTCTCGTTCCTGAAGTTGCTCAACAGCTTCGGCAAGGACGTGGTGCTGGTCGCCCACATGGACGAGCAGCGCAACGGCGACGACGTGATCGAACGGCTCGACGTGCAGGGCGGATCGAAGAACGAAATCTACAAGGCCGCTGACGCCATGGGCCGGCTGGTCATCCAGAACGGCCAGCGCCGCCTGCTGTTCTCGCCGACAGACGCCGCCTTCGGCAAGAACCCCGGCCAGCTTGACCCCATCGTCGTCCCCTCCGCCACCGCCCCGGACTTCGAGGAACTGCTCGCCGCCATCATCCAGCAGACCAAGGACAAGCTCAACGCCCTCTCGGAGGAGCAGAAGGCGGCCATGGCGGAACAGGCATGGTTCCGCGGAGCCCTGCCCAAGGTCGACGATGCCGGCGGCATCAACGGGCTGATCGGCCGATCCAAGAGCGCCGGTGACGCCTGCAAGGTGATGCTGGCCCACCGCGCCAAGGAACTCGGGCTGGTGTTCGACAAGAAGGCCGGCGAGTTCGTGGCGCTCGTGAAAGAGGCGGCCGAGTGATGCTTGCCAGGGTGAGTAACATCGAGGCATTGCGCCGCTGGAAGCACTGGCGCCCGCTCTATGAGGGGCAGGAAGAGCCGAGCGTGGATGATCTGGTGAGCTTCATCACCACCGACGATCCGACGCCCGCCATGCTGGCAGGAACCGCCTTCCACAAGGCCATGGAATTGGCCGGCGAAGGTGACCACGAGACGCTGAGCGCCAACGGCTACACCTTCCACCTGAGCGCCGGGAACATCGAGCTTCCCGACACTCGCGAGTTGCGGGCCTATGGCGAGTATGGCGGGCTCACCGTCACCGGCCAGGTGGATTGCCTTAGTGGCAAGACGGTGCAGGACCACAAGACCACCAGTCGCTTCGATGCCGAGCGGTATCTCGACGGCTGCCAGTGGCGGTTCTACCTCGACCTGTTCGGAGCGGACGTTTTCCAGTGGAACGTCTTCGAGATCAAGGAAATGGAGCCGCTGGTCTACCACGTTGGCGCCCCGCAGACGCTCCGCGCCTATCGCTACCCGGCCCTGCACGACGACTGCGCCAAGTTGGCCGCCGACTATCTCGAATTTGCCAGCCAGCACCTGCCCGAACGGCAGGCTGCTGCCTAACGAGGGACGGGGAAGGGCTAACAATCCTTCCCCGGTAATTTCAAGTGACCATGACCAAGGCTGAAAAAGCTGAAATGGAACGGCTGCGCAACGACCTTGCGCTCTCCCGCGCTATGCGGTGGCCGGACTATCCGGTCCCGTCTCCCATGACCTACGAGGACATCAATGCGTCCCTCGTTGAGGGGGGCATTAGGTACGGGCACCGGCAGAAGGTCGCGCGGGGGTGGTTCTGGGGCGTCCATCTCGGAACTTTCGGACGGAAGAAATTCAGCGTGGCCTATGGCTGCTCCGATGGGAGCAAACATGCGCCTGAAGGCGATGCAACGACATCGCAGAACATGGGCCGGATGTACCGCACCAAACTCGAGGCGCTGCAAGCCGCCCGCATCGAGATGACCGCGCAGTGCGCCGAGGCGCTTGCCGATCTCGACCGCGAAATTGCGGAGTCGTCCGAGTGACCGCCAGCATCGAAGCGCCCGCCGAGTTCTACACCGCGCTGCAACGCGGCCTTCAGTCCGCGCGCACGGTTGCGCAGCTTGAAACCATCGCCAAGCGCATGGACACGGTTGAGTTCGCATCCCTGCCCGAGCGGGCACAAGAGGACACGCTGGCGCACTACGCGCACAAGCTGATGATGATCACGGGGGCATTCGCATGAGCGACAAGCAGAAGTTCCGGTTGGTCAATGACCGGGTGCGCACGAACGCAATGCAGGCTTTGCACATGGCCCCTCCGGGCTATGTCGTCACCGTCGCCCCGCCGACGCGAAGCGGGGAGCAGAACGCATATTTGCATTCGCTCCTCACTGATCTTGCGCGCTCCGGCATCGAATGGGCAGGCAAGCGCCGCACGATGGAAGAATGGAAGGCTATCATCATCAGCGGCCATGCCGTCGCGACTGGCGGCGGTGGGGAAGTGATCCCCGGAATTGAGGGCGAATTTGTCGCCATCCGGGAGAGCAGCGCGCACATGTCGGTTGCCCGTGCGGCATCGCTGATCACCTACCTGCTGGCCTTCTGCGACATGCACGGTGTTGAGCTTCGCGAGACGCGGGTGGGCGGGTTTCTGGAGAGGGACGCGGCATGAGCAACGCCCGCCATATCCGCTCCACCAAAGTCCTGCGCTCTGCCAAGGGGCGGACATGCACTGCCAGGTTCCCCGGAATCTGCAACAACAACCTCGAGACGACGGTATGGGCGCACCTAAATGGCGCGACCTTCGGCAAGGGAATGGGGATCAAGGCCCATGACGTGCTCGGCTTCCATGCCTGTTCCGACTGCCATGCCTACTACGATGTCGGGCACGGAACGAAGGCGTGGCTTGACGACGCAACGTTCCTCGAATGCGTGCTGAGTGCTGTCTGTGAGACTTACGTTCGGCTGATCGTCGCGGGCATCGTAGTGGTGCCACAGAGCACGCCGACGCCCTCCCACGCCAAGCCGACGCCGCCGCGCAAGCCGAAAGAGAAGCGGGCGCCGATCCATTCGCGCGGCTTTCCCGAGCAGTCGCGGCCGATCCAGAGCAGGCCATTCCCCATCCGCAAGAGCGAACGCGAAAGGCACGACGCATGAGCAAGATAGACAAGACGACGAACGAGCAGATCGCGAAGCACACGCCGGGGCCGTGGCACACCGGAACGGGCAAGGCCGCACAGATCATCTACGACGCTGAGGGGCGCCCGATAGCCGATGCCAAGGTCTATCACCGCCACTACACGCTGGAGCAAACATTCGCACATGCGCAGATGTGCGCCGCCGCGCCAGAGCTTTACGAGGCTCTGGTGATGGTGCGCGATGCCGACAACGACTGCCGCGCGGATGGGCTCCCGACGATCCCTCCGATGGCTCGCAGCAAGATCGACCGCGCCATCGCCAAAGCCGAGGGTACGCCATGACCTCCCCCACCATCAGGCCCGCGCGTGGGCTGTGGGCGGCGGTGCGACCGAACGGGGAAATCAGCCTCGCGTCCATATTTCGCGCCGAACGTGATGCTCGCGACTACGCGACTTCAGGCTTTGGCGACGACTGGCCCGACCTCCGCAAGCGCGGCTGGCGCATCATCCGCGTCGACGTGATCCCGCATGAGGAGGGTGACAATGCTGAGTAGAGCAGACCTGCAAGCGCTGATCGAGCGCGTCGAGGAGGCGACCGGGCCGGACCGGGAGTTGGATGTTGACATAGCGTGGGCCATCGAACCTGACCGCTATCGCTCCGCCTATTGGAACGGGCGCCTCGGAAAGCCTGGCACTACCCTGCCGCTCAAATTGGATGGGCTTGAACGAACATCAGTCCGGAGCAATTGCCCGGCGCTCACCGCCTCGGTCGACGCCGCCCTTGCCCTGCTGGGGCGGGTACTGCCGGGGTGGAGCATACAGCTCTATCGCCATCCTGATGGGGCGTTCGCCACTTTGTACCGCTTGGGCGAAGTGGCGTCGATCCTCGACGGAGCCGTAGAGCGTTATGTGGCTACGCCCTACTTCGAAAGCATCCAAATTTGCGATGCGCATCTCCCCCTCGCCATCATCGCCGCCACCCTCCGCGCCATGCAACAGGAGAATGAGTAGATGAGCAAGTTCAGAAAGAAGCCGGTCGAGATCGAGGCCGTGCGGTTCCACCATACTGACCAGTCCATCGTGGTCTTCGATGGGGGCAGCTTCGGTCCCGCCGGATTTCCGGATTGGCTGCGTGAGGCTTGCGATAAGCCGCAGGACCAAGAGGGCGCGATCTTCGCTGCCAGCGATGGCTACGGCGCGGTCATTATGACGTTGGAAGGGGCTCACTACGCCGATCCCGGAGACTGGATCATCCGCGGCGTCAAGGGCGAGCTTTACCCATGCAAGCCCGACATCTTCGCGGCAACCTATGAGGCCGTGGAATGACCACCACCGATTTCCCCCAGCACGATCCCAGCCGCGTCGAGGCACCATCCACGACCTCGGATCGCACCACCGATCCCAGCCCCGCCGATGTGGTGGCGAGGCTGCGCCAGATCATCGAGTCATTCGATGACGATGTAGCGGACACACTAGCAGACGGCTCTGGGGAACGCGCTGACCTTTGGGAGGAAGTTGACGTTCCGGTCGCCGATCTGCGGCAAGCCGCCGCCCTCATCACCGCCCTCCAGGCCCGCGCCGAGAAGGCAGAGGCCGAAGCCGCCGCCCTCCGCAGCGAGTCACCGGAACCCTCATCCTCTGAGGTGTGGGTGAAACCGCTGGAGTGGGAGGACGCAGACGAGGGAATGTGCACCAAGTGGCGGGCGGCTGCGCTTGGCGGACATTACGAGCTTGTTGATTTCGGCAAAGACGATCCTGGCTTTGCCGTGAACTTTCATTGGGGCCGGCCATTTTCGTTCTGGTTCATCCAAGGAGAACCGGATGAATGGGGGCCTACTGGCCCGAAAATATTCCCGACCCTTCAAGAAGCCAAAGCCGCCGCTCAAGCCGACTACGAGCAGCGCATCAGGTCAGCCCTCTCCCCCACCGATCCCAGCCCCGCCGATGTGGGGCACGACAGCATGGGGGCGTGCACCTGCCCCGAATGCGAAGGAACCGGCGCATACAAGCCCGACTGCTGGCTTTGCGATGGCGAGATGATCATCAAGATCGAAAAGGCGCTGGCTGAGGGATACTCCGAGTCCGATCTCGAAGACGCATACGACGGACTGTGCCGCTGCCCCGCCGACGAATGTCGCGGCGATAGCTGCGACCTTTGCGAAGGCGATGGCACGGTCGCCGTGCAGCAGCGCGAGGACGAGATCACTCGCGTGTTGATGTATGGACTGACAAGAACCATTCCACCCCGCATCAGCAGAAGCCATTACGGCCGCATCTACGAGAGCTACGATCTCCTATCGAATTTCGCCGGCGCTGTTTGCAAAGAACGCGGGTGGATCAGATGGTTTCGCTCCGTCCTTGGCGATGAGGTGTCACTGACGCCATCAGGAGAGGCTGAAGCCCGGTCGCGTGAATGGGGCTGGTTGCGTCGCCGGGACGTGACGCTCGGACCAGTCGATGACAAAGGCCGTCTAGAAGATGATGGTGCGCCGCCTTACTCGCAGGCTCCCCTCCGTGCCCGCGCCCTCGCCAACAAGGAGACCGAGAATGGCTGATCTGGATGCGTGCCCGCACTGTGGGCAAGCCGAGTTTGCGCGCGTCAAGCGCTGGCCTTGGGAGAAGGAAGGTGAACCCGGTCTTGTTTGGGGCTACCACGTCATCTGCGATGCCTCTGGAATTGACGCTCATCCGCGCGGATGCGGAGCCTCATCTGGATGGGGCGAGACGCCGGAAGAAGCCATCGCCGCATGGAACCGCCGCGCCTATCTGGCAGCGAGCGGGGATGCCTCTCCCCAGCCCGCCCAGGTGGCGGTCAAGCCGCTGGAGTGGCGGAAGCCTACCGATCACCCGAAAGACCCTGACGCCGATGATACCCTATTTGCGGCAGATGGGATCGGTGGCGTCTATGCGATCAGTACGAGGCTGAAGTTCGGGCCGCCGTACCTCCTGTGGTGGGCGCACGACCCGATGGACTGGGCGGGGTTCGACAGCATAGACGCCGCCAAAGCCGCTGCGCAGAAGGACTACGAAACCCGCATCCGTTCCGCCCTCGCCCCCTCCCCAGCGGATGGCGCTGTGGAGGCGCTGGAGTGGATCGACTACCACTACGACAACCAAGACATGTCGCACTTGGATTTCCGAATTGAGGCCGCCGGTCGCGCCCGCCGCATCCTCGCCACCCTCAAGGGAGATACGCCATGACCATCAGTGACGGGAGGCTGCAAGGCCTCATCGAACTGTACGAGACGTTCGCCCTCGGCAACTTCAACGTGATGAGCGGCCGCGACGGGAGCGATACTATCGCGGCTCTCCACGAACTCCAATCCCGCCGCTCCGCAGCCCGCCCAGCCGAGTGCGCCGGAGGGGTGGGTGATGGTGCCGGTGAAGCCGACGCGCGAAATGCTGGACATCATCAACACGATGCGCGGCCCGGCGTACATCTACCGCGACCTGATCGACGCCCGTCCCCTCCCTCCCGCTCCCACGGCAGAGGAGGTGTAGATGGCCGACTGTGAAGGCGATCCAGCCAAGCGACCAATTGAGTGCAAAGAAGGGGTGTTCACACCGGATGCACCTGGCTCGCATACAGGCGTATGGGGGAGTTGCCCGCACCTCAAAGAGGTTTCAAGCGCATCCGATATGGACGGCGAAACCTACGACTGCAACGTCTGTGGCCGGCACTATCGGCTCTATTACGATGACATGAGGTGACGCCATGAGTGACATCCCCGAGGACATCATGGCCGAGGCAGAGGACCTCGCCGCCGAACTGCCAATGAGGGTCCTAACCGACCAAGATTCCGTGGCAACGGTCATCGCCCGCGCCCTGATGGGGCACGAGGCCGCCATGCGCCAAGAGCGCGACGACGCCCGCGAGACCTACGCCAACCTGATCAACATTATCGCCGATATCAGGGAGAAATCCGGCGTTGGCGGCAAGCCGATGTTGGGCGAACTGGCCGACGCAATCGAGGCGCGGATAGCCGCAGCAGAGCAGCGAGGGGCGGAACGGGAGCGGTACGTGGCGGAGGCAGAGGGCGATCTGCACGACAAGCGCGGCATCCCCATCAGGCGCGGCGACGTACTAAAGGTCTATCACTTTACGACGACCTCGCCCCGCAAGCGACACTACATGTTCAAGCAATGCCTCGGTTACAAGCTGATCGGCAAGCATGCAGATGTGCCGTACGTGGCGATTTCCCACCTGAATTTCATCGAAGATAGCGCCGCCCGCGACGGCCCATATCTGGAGAAGCCTGACGGTCGGGTGCTGGCGGATTACGAGATCGTGCAGTCGATCAAGTGCGACCACAACAAACGCCCTCGCGCCGCCGCTATTCGCAGGGGGGAAGGATGACGGACGAAGAGCTTGTTGGCATAGCTGCAGATTTTCGGGATGGCATCCTAGACGGTGGTCCATCCTACATGATGTGTGCAGCCGTCTCATGGGCGCTGCAAGGCTTCCTGTCGGCCATTCACGGATTCGATACGGAGGCCGTCGAAAGCGACCTTGGGGAGATGAACCACATCTGGCTACGCTTGCCAGACGGTCGGGCGCTTGACCCGACCGCCGACCAGTTCAATCGGCTGTTCCCCGATCGGAATCTGCCAGCCGTCTACCTTGGCGTTCCGCTGGATATTCACGGGGCGGCGCCATGCCCCGCCGCATGGAGCGCCGCGTCCGGAACATGATGCTCGGCGGGATTATCGCCATGGCGGTCTACATCGTCGCAATGGCTATGGGGTGGGTGTAGGGATGAGTGCGCAGAGGGCGATGACGCCGGATCAGGTCGCGCAGGTTTGGGGTTGCTCACCGAACCACGTCCGCAACCTTATCCACCGCGGCGAACTGAGGGCCTTCCGTCTTGGCCGAAGGCTGATCAGAATACCGCCCGAAGCGATCGAGGAGTACGAGCAATGCCAGACGAATATCGTATCGGACGGCTCAACGGCGGGTTCGTCGTTACCTGGTGGGAAGACGGAAAGCGGCGGCGCTATCGTCTTGATGCACTCTCGCGAAAGGAAGCGGAAGCAGCCGCAATCGACGTAATCCGCCGGGAGACGGTCAAGGATGCCGCCCCCACCGTCGCCACCATCTGGGATCTGTATCGGCAAGAAAAGGCCGGCCGGCGTATCGCTGTCGCCATGGCATTCGAGTGGAAGGCCGTAGGGCCGCACTTCGGGCACCTGCGGCCCGATCAGGTGACCATCGACCACTGCCGCGCCTATACCGCGCTACGCCGCGCCGCCGGCAAGCACGACGGGACCATATGGACCGAGCTGGGGCACCTGCGCACGGTCTTCATCTGGGCACAGCAGCGGCGCCTCATTGACCACGCCCCGTCTGTCGAGCGTCCGCCAAAGCCGGCGCCGAAGGATAGATGGCTGACCGAGGCAGAGATCGCCACGCTGCTGGCCGCCGACATGGCGCCACATATCCGGCTGGCTATCCTGTTGATGCTCGGGACTGCCGGGCGCGTGAGCGCGATCCTCGAATTGACGTGGGATCGGGTCGACTTCAAGGCGAACTGGATCAACCTGCGCACCAGCGATACCGGGCCGCGCAAGGGACGGGCCGCGGTGCCGATGAACGCGGGGCTCCGCGCGGCACTGTCGCAGGCCAAGGAGGCGCGGTTGACCGACTACGTAATCGAGTGGGGAGGCGAGCCGGTGAAGCGGATCAAGACCGGCTTCAATGCCGCGGTGAAAAACGCCGGGCTCGAAGGCGTCTCTCCGCATGTGTTGCGCCACACTGCGGCGGTGCATCTGGTGGCCAACGGTGCCGACATGGAACGGGTGTCGCAGTACCTGGGGCACAGCAGCGTCGACGTGACCCGCCGGGTATATGGCCGATTTGCACCCGAGCACCTGCAAAAAGAGGCGGACATTCTGGACTTCGCCAGCCGCGCAAAGATCGTGTCTTAGGTTCGATGAACCAGAGGGCACATACGATTTCAGGCTCTAACGTATTGAAAAATATGGTGGGCCCACCAGGACTCGAACCTGGAACCAGACCGTTATGAGCGGGTGGTGCCATGCCGCAACCCGCACAATACGGCCAAAAAGCCCACTTCTGCACCGGCCTTTGCGCAACAGGTTCCGTCTATGTTCGCTTGCGCAGGTTCAGCGAACCTAAGAGCCGTCCGCATGTTCTACATTCGTTCCCATCCTACGTTCCTGCCACCTTGGCGGCCGGCGCCAGCGGCAGCGGGCCGATCACGGCACAGCCCTGCCGCATGAACGTCATCTGGATATCGCCCCCGAGCGCGAAGAACAGCACCTGGTCGAAGGCGGCGGCCGGGATATCGACGAGATCGACAACGTAGCCGTTGGCCTCGATGACGACGGCCGCGACCTCGCCCGCGTCGAGGCAGTCGTCGGCGCGGGCGGGCGGCATCCCGGCCAGCGCCACGATGACGATGGCGCCGAGCCAGAGCAGCAGCAGATCGGTGCGGCGCATGGTCATTGGCCCTTCCAGAAATTCAACCCGTTGGTGACAAGCCAGAGCACGGCACCGACAAGAGCCGCGATGACCGACCAGCCGATCTTGGCGGCGATGCCCTCAACCGCCTTGCGCATCTTGCGCACGAAACGGAAATCTTCGCGGGCTTCGTCGACGTGATCCGGACCGTCGACCCGTAGGCCCGCCTCGGCCAATTCCTCGCGAAGCGCCTGCCGCAGTTGAGCGAGCTGTTCGGGGGTAAATCCGTCGCTCATTTACCGGCCCTCAATGTGTTGTCGGCGAAGATGCCCATGGGGCCGTGCTCCTGAGTATGCAGGGGGATGGTTCAAGGCTCGGGCGGGCGTTCGCGCGTCCGTCCGAGCCGATCTGGCCTAGGCCGTGATGTGCTTGACGGCCCACATGACCGCTTCCTCGATCTTGGTCTTAGCCAGCGAGATTTCGCGGGAGTTCCCAAGAGAGGCGATGAAGTCGTGGTAGGCGGCACCAGCAGACTTGACCTGTTCGATGTTCTCCTTCTCGGCATGGGAGAGCGTGCGATACGCGGGGCGCATGGCATTGCTCGGGGCCGGGGAGTCGAAAGCGCCTTTGCCTTGTGCGATCTGTTCGGGTGTCATTTTGCTGCCTTTCTAGGTTCAGCGAGGCCCGGAACCGCCGGGCGCGGATGGTTCAAGGCTCGGCTGGTGTTGACGCACCAGTCGGGCCGCTTGGCTTCGTGATCGTGTTCTGCTATTGTTCGGGGGCTGGCGGCGGCGTGGAAAGCAGACA